ACCCCACTGGCCACGGTATGTGACCGACGGGTTGACACTAAACCTCAAACTAATAGCCTGCGCTGTCCCAACTGTGGGCCAACGCAAGAACACATACCGGTCAGAAGTGCCCTGCGCCTGCCATTCCGACGTATCCCACACTCCGTAACCAGCACCACTCGTGGGGTCCGTATCCCACGCAGCAGGAGTATCCATCCCAGTAATCGTCTTGTAATATGACGCCCAGTAACCACTCAAATCATAGTCTTTATACACGTACGTGTAGAGTTGAATGTTGTTGTCGGCCAGTACGACACTTCGTGTCTTCCCCCACCGTTTCGGAAACGTCGGCCTGTTTCCCAGAAACCATCCCGACTGGTAATACGAGTTGATCTCATTGTAGGATGCATCGTAAGTGTCAACGTCCGACAAAGGATCATCCAACTTGGAAATCCTGTCAAACGAAGCAACAGTCGTAATGTTCGACGTGGCACCAATCCCAAAATGGGTAGCCCCAGTAGGCCGGTACACCAACAGTGACCGTGCATTAATGTCATGCCGGGTCCACGCCCCAATCGGACCCAACGACGGATCCCACACAAACGTATTGCGCCGGTTCACCAGATTAGAACCAGAAAGGTTGTCATCAGACTGATAGTCCACAGACACCCATAAACGCTCATCAAACCACATCAGCGCCGGGGCTGTCCCCAACGTCATCGCTGGCTGACCAACATCGTAGGTCATGGCTGGTCTGATCCGTTCAAACACCCACGCCAAATTTTCGGCCTGCAAAATGTAGATGCCTTCTTCCGCATACCAGAAGAAAATGCCGGTAGGGGTTGCAACCGGTGTGCAACCTTCCCGGTTTCCCGCCACCCGGGTCACATTCCGGACCTGAAAGGTGTCGGTGTCGAAGCCGAGAACTTCGTAAACCGAGTTCTCTTTAAAGACCAGAAGACGGTTCTGATCAGCGATAATGCCCGTTATATGATCGCCGTCTTCCCCCGGGTCCACATCAATAAAGTCGGTGGCAGTCCAGTTTTCCTGATCATCCAGTTTGGACCACCGGATCCGATTCGTTTTCAACCCATCTATTGTTTCCAACGTGTATGCAACCCATACACGCTGCCCCCACACAGCCGTATAGCGGGCGCACGGGAAATGCCCGTCCGACCCGTCCAAATCCGGTACTGCTACCGCTGTGTCGGCATCCGACCCGCTCCAACGCACCGCAGAATAGGTAGTGTGGCCGGTACTCGCCAACAACTTGCCGTTTGAAACATACGTGTACCCGTTGAAAGTCACACCTCTGGGGGGCTGCGCCGTATCAAACTGTATATCGGTGCTACTATAGGAGACGGTTCCGTCGAAGTCCCCCGACGCATCATCATTCCACAGCAACTTGGAAGTAGTTGTTACCGGGTCAAGAACAGCGGCCAAAACCTGATTTTGACCGGCCTCATAGTGGGCGAACAAGGAAATGATTTCGTTGGTCAACGCTGTGCTGTTGACCTTCGTTACTGCATCCCTGCGCCGTACACCACCACGCGGATCAACTTCCACATTCAACATGGCGGGAGATTCGTTCTCCAACAGGTTGAACTGGTCGGCGCGAAGGTTTAAACCCCCCGTAAAATCGGATTTCTCCTCGTACCGGTACGGTTCCGACGTGGAAGCCGACGGTGTTCGGACTGCGAATGGCATTATCGGAAGGGGGATGGGTAACGAAGTTGCCCCGGCATGTAACTCTGGCTCTGCCACCGGGAAGCCCTAATAGAGTTCAACAGCAGCGGTTGCGGGGCGGGAGTGTCCTCAAATCGTGCCCGCAAGTTATCCAACTCGCCTTGAAACAGGGAGAAATACTGATTCGCCATCATGGCGTCTTCCTGCTGCTGATACGACCGGTAAACAGCATACAGAGACAGCACGTTGTCGAACGGCACCGGCAGATCCGGTGTGTCCGCATCCGCAATCGCTGTACGGTATACGGCGACAGTGCCTCCGAAATCGACCGGGTTCCGGTAGCCGCGCACTGTGATTGTCTGAACTTCACTGGGAGTGGGGTACACGCGGACTGTTTGACTGTTCACCGCTGTTGATGCGCTCACCCCGGAGTTCCACATCGTCCAGTACCATGGTCGGCCTGTAGAGTTGGAATCCAACGGGTAGATGATGTCAGCGACATCGTAACCAATGTACTGCATCACATGGTTGTCGGTTTTCATTGCCGCCACTTCACGCATACCAACATTGGAGGGGGCACTGACCCCCGAGAAGGTTACACCGTCATGGACGAAACTTAAAGCGGCAGCAACGTCAGACATCGGATAGTCCGCTTGGTCCGCCACCGTTGAAAACGTGGTGGAAACCTCGTAGAACGGCCACCGCTTCTCCGAATATACGATAATGTCGTAACCCTCACGGATAAACGTGTTCATCGTCGCATCAGTGATATCATTCGATGTGATATCAACTACGTTTCGCACGTAGTCACGCATCGCGCTGAGTTGCACTAAATTGCCTTAGGTGTGTGAAAGATACACAGATCACTGCCCGTAACGGGACGCCCCTTACAGGGCGCCCCATCACGAGTCAGCGAACTGCATTTGACCACTTCAGGGACAACGGATTCGCTTCTCATCGGGTTGACCCGCTGGACGTTGCGGGAGAATCCCACGGCTTGAGGCCGTGGTGTCGAATCCCGATAATTGTCGCCAGTAGGCTGCCCGTATGGGCGTGAACCAACCTTGTGAGCGTCAGCGAATCCTCGTCCCATCAGGATCAGACAACCCCGTACATGAAGCCCTGACGTGCACGGTTACTGCATGTCAACTGGCCGTAACAAAGCAACTGTGAGTACACGGCATCAGTATTCGTTGGACGCACGAACGGTGTCGGCTTAAACCAGACATCCGAATGAGCAACCAACTGCAGGTACTTGGTGTTTAGGAACAACACCTGACCAGAGGCGGCAGCGTCATCGAAGGTTACGGGTGCACCCTTGAATAGCAGGTTCTGGAACCCGCCGTCAGCCATATCGGTATCCGTGTACCGAATCTGACCTTCCAATAGTGACTCGTACTTCTCGTACAAAGCCTGCGTTGTCATAATGATAGTCGGCTGATCGTTACCAACCGAAATGGTGTTGTATACGTTAGCCATGCTGGTCTGAGTGAGCGCACCAGCAAGATTAACTTCAGTGGACTTCCACCACGAGTTACCTGCGGTAAGCGGATTGATTCCACCAAGGGTCACGCCCGTTCCACCGATAATGTTCGCTAGACCGTTCCAGTCCTTGCCGCCGTTGCCACTTCCATCTGCCCAAAACATGGTGTTCATGTTTTCGATAACGGATTCCTGCGTCTGGAAAATCTTGCCTTCCAGCAGATCAATGATCTGTGCCTCACCGTTATTCTGGGCTTCTTCCAAACCGTTGATTGTTACGGTAGCCGCATACTGTCCCCAGTCGTACTCAGCGGCAGTAATGCCTGTCTGAGCCGTAATGTCGATAGCATCCGTACCAGCGTATGAACCAGCAGTTGTGTTCGTCCCATAAATGATTGGGACTACGATAGCCTGACCACCCGAAATACGCCGAATTGTCTGACCGTTCGTCAACGCATAGAACAAAGGCCTTGCGCTAAAGATGTTGTCAGTCAGTTTCGGGATGTAGTTCTTGAGGGTGGTAGACAGAATCTCGTCAAAAAGCGGGTTACCCGCCATAATCTGTCACCTTCTCTCTAAGTTATGAAGAAAGTTCCTGTTTCGCATTCTGAAACGCCTCACGAATACTCATGGCGGGCGCTTCCGACTTTTTACGGGAGGAACCAGCCTGCTTGGAACCCGAAGGTTCCACCACGTTGGCTCCACGCTTGGCTTCCAGACGTTCCTGCTCTTTTTCCAACTTCTCCGCCTTCAAAGACACATCATCATACCGCATGTGTGTTAACGCGGCTTCAAGATTGCCTATTTTGTTGCGTAGAGCGTGTTGAAAAAGTTCAGATTGGTCAAAGTCGCCGTACTTGCCCTTTAAAACAGAAACCTGCTTCTCTAATGCTTGCTTCTTATGTAGCCGGTCGTAACCCTGCACGCGACCTTCAAGTTCCTGCAACCGTTTGGAAGTCCCATCATCCGGTTCATCCCATGAGGACCCCATCGGGTCCCCGGAATGTTCCGGTGCTGCACTTATTCCAAACGCATCGCTAAGAGCCTTGAGTGTCGATTCTGGATCTGATTCCAGAGACGACACAATAGCCTCAGCCTGTTCCAACCTTTTACGTTCGGATGCCAACTCCTGCGTCTTACGGGTGTAATCCGACTGACGTTGGTATCCATCCCGAAGTTCCTCCAGACTGACCTGCTGCTCGCCGCCATCCACCTTGACGGTGAATGACTCGTCTGCTGGTTCCTGTGAAACTTCAACTGAAGAATCTGGGTTAACCGACGTGTCGGTTCCCGTTGCATCTTCTGCCATTATCCTATTATCTCCTTGGAGTCCAAATGGTTGCTCCTATAAGACAGCCCTAAACTGTCCCACTTGCTGGTTGCCTATCTGGGGTCAAGAACCCGACCCCATTCGTTCTTGTAGCAGCCTCATCACTTCTGGCGGCATGGAAGGCGCACCGTTACCGCCCGCTGGCATACCCCCCGGGGGCATTCCCTGCGGTATCCCCTGCGGTATCCCCTGCGGTGGCCCCGCCAGAGAGTCCTGAGGGGGTTCAGCACCCTCCGGCGACACCGGCTGCTGTTGCATCAGGAACTTGTCCGGATCCTTCACCCCGAACGAGTTTTGCAACACGTAACGAACCAGTGCGGCAGGATCCACCACTGTTCCAACAAACGGCGCCAAAGCCTGCATCAACTCTACAGCCTGCCGTCTACGCACAGTGTCGTTGATCGGCTGTGTAGAACCAGCCTCAACACTGAAGTCGAACTCTCCAACAATGTCATCCCGAGTGTACGTGATAAACATGTCCTGTGGACCGGCAATGGCGACACGCGCCATCTGCTCACCAGTCATAAACTGTTGCATGACCTGCACGACACGTCGTGCCACCTGCGCAATGGACATTTCAACAATAGCCAACTTTTCAGCGACCCTACTGTTGCCTGCATCAGCAATAATGCTGGCTTCCGTCGCTGTGCGACGAATCTCAGGCATCTGACCACGCGCATACTCTGACACGCCCGACACCGTGTTGATGTCTTCCTCAATGATTGCAGAGAAATTGTACACGTCTGCCGACAGAGGCGTCTGAGGCATCGGAATAACAACTTCACTCAACGGCTTGTTTTCATCAACGACCGGAACCAACCGGCCATCCTCATCCGATTCTAGAGCCTCACGGCCCTCAGGGCCAAACGACCGCTCATGGAACAGATACTTGCGGGCATACCGTTTACGGGCATTAACCAACTGTGAACGGGTCTTATCCAACTCCAACTGCAACGACTCAATGCTTTCCAAGTCGCCCATCGGATAAAAATAGTCGGGCACATCATAGTTGCGCATCATCACAAACGGTTGACCGTAAGCGTAAGGCATCGGTGCCGGATCTACAAGAAATTCTGCACCCGACTGCGGTATCACAGCCATCGTGTTGTTTTCAATATCATAAAATTCGAACACGACAGTGCGTTCTTCATCAAGCAGGAACCGTTCCTGTTCCTGACGGTCAGTTGTACCAAAGACCGGGTTCAGCAGCGAATCGGCACTCAAATTTTTGCGTGCACTCGCCTTGTACCGTTTATCTTTCTTCGCCTCATCCAAAGATCGCACGATGCGTTGCGCAATCCACTTCGCATCCTCCATGCATGTCGCCTCCGGGTCCACAAACATGTCGAACGGTGACACACGATCCACGAACGGCTGATCCTCCACCACAGTCATAGACGTAGTTGGAATATCTGCCGCTATCTGAGAATTGTCAGGCAACTCTCCCGCCATGAACGGATCCTCTTCAGCGAAAGTATCCATTTCGGTGACAGCGGTCTGAAACATTTCGTCCCGTTCAGCATCACCCAACTGGCGTTCCTGCTCAACGAACTTCCAACCAACCTTCAACCAGCCATGCCCAAAGATCAGAAAATCTTTTACAGACCGTTGGAAAGGCTTACGGAAATCGTGATGCCGCCACAAATAGTTGATGACCGCTTCAACAAATGTTGCCCGATCCTGATTTTCTTCCTTGTTGGGGGAAACAATCACCTTCGGATAGTTGACCGACACCGACGGCGAAATCACATTGATAGTGCTGAAAGCCAAATTGACTGCCACCAAATCCTGTGTGGCTGTCGTCCTAGGCCAATGCTTCCCCCTGTACAGGTCGTTCATGCGACGCCACAGGTTGTCGTAACCCATTTCGTCACGCCACCGTGCGGCACCCTCCAACTTGCGTTGAATTATCTCATACTTGTCAGCGCGAGTCAGACGAGCCATTAGAAATATGCCTTATCGGGTAGACGTTCAATGCTGCGACCTGCCGCCTTCGCTTCCGCCTCAACCTTCCGACCGCGCTGTGCACGGGTCAGATGCTGTTCATCCGGGGGCAACTGGTCGCGCAATGCGCGACCCGTGTCTATTCGGATACCAAGCAATTTTTGTCGCCACTCCCAGAGGTCGATGAGTTCTTCCGAACCCAAAGACCCCCTAAGAGATTCCGTATATGAAACGAAATCATCAAACGTCGCATCACGTGGCAGAACTGCCACAGTTACGGACGCTTGGTGTGCGGTGCAGCGTTGTGACCCTTCAGGTCCGGCTGCGGCTTCGACGGCTCAACCTTGCCGACAACACCATGCTGATTCAGGGGCGTCTCACGCACCGAAATCTCCCCGTAGCCGCCAGTCTGATTGGCGTACTTCGGGTCGCTGAACCGCTGCTTAGGCGAGTTTGGTGCCGCAGGCTCCCAAATCGGGTTAGATACAACAGAACCACCACGTTCCATCACGTCGTTCCTACCGGTGGAACCATCAATTGTCTGTGTTCCGTTTGTATGAGAAACGAAATTGGGCCTTGCCATCAGAAACCTCCTAGGTTTCATAAAGTGTCCTAAAGAGACAGACTAAAGTGTCCCACGTACCGTATTTGCACCAATTCGCAGATCGGGGCTTTCATCTGGTTTAACCATTCGCGCCCACCAGTCCACAGTCCAGTAGTCATCGACAGCAGGCGCATACTCCGGCATGAAAGCGTACTGGCGCATCTGATTAGATAAAGCCAACGCCATCACCCGGTCATCGTGAGGGGAACCATTCATCGAACCCCTACTGGACCGCACGTACGTACGTAACTCCGCCAACGTGTACCGGTCGTGAACGATCATCTCGTCGTTACGGATCGCCATACCCAAATCGTCAATCAGCAACGGTTTCGTTGTCCTAGTCGTCTTCCACCCGAACTCCATCGACACCTTCGCAATCGACGTATTCAACGTGCGTTTCCGAAACAGGTTCCGATGCCCCAAGTTTCGCAACTGCACAATAGTAGTCAACCCGTGATTGTTTGACTCCACACACGTTAAAGCATTGTTGTACCACAACGCCAACAAATGCACTTCGTTCGCCAACGTATCCGGTGGAATGTGCCCATGCCAGATAGCGACCTGTTCACCGGCACGCACATCAATAACCTGTGCACACGAATAGTCGCCATGCACCAGCCCCTCCGCAGTATCAACCCCGATACAGTACGCCCGGCCACCGACCGGTTCACGCCAAACTGTAAGCATCTTTACGAAATTCCGGAAACCCACGCGCAGGTTCCCACAGATAACCGGCCTGACCTTCTTCAACCATCGAACTCATCGCCTCCAACGAATCCAAATCGAACACAGGGTTACCTGACTTTATGAACGCCTCTTCGGGCGTTGTCGGATACTCCTGAGCCAACTGCCACGACAGCATAGATTCTTTCTTCGACTGATACCATGCCTCATCACGGTCTTCTGTCGCAGACCAAGGAAAAAACATTGGTTCAAACCGGTTCGTCCCCGTGGACGACCCCACCCAAAGTTCGTGAAAAAAGTTTCCGCTTCCATTCGCCGTACTAAGACCAATGATTCGGCCTCCGACATCAGCCACCGGTTCAATGGATGCCCACGCTTCCTCAGGGTTCGGTAAGAACGCCCACTCATCGACTACAACCAACGATGCGGACTCGCCACGGGCAGGATCCGACGCTGAAGGCATCGAAGTGATCTGCGACCCGTTGCTGAACGCCATCTTCTGCTGGTGTTCCACCAGCGAATCCGGTCCACGCTCTATCATCCACTCAGGCATGTGCTGAAAACCGTACTTCGATTTGCGAAGAAGCAACACCGACTCACGCTCCGTACGCGACAGATCAATAATGTTCTGATCCGGCTTGAAGAACGCCAACCAAAACTGGTGTGCCGCGACAAGTGTCGTCCACCCGATCTGACGGGCCTTCAAAGTCAACGAATACCGGTTGTTGCCCCAATGATCCAAAGCGAAAGATTGGGCGTCCCGAAGATTAAACAGTATTCGACCATGAGCAGGATGGGCAATATGCCAATACATGCGTAAGAAATACGACTCATCGGCAACACATCTCCGCCATTCCGCTTCACGTTGTAACTCGGTCAGGCGACCCATCTAGTTGAGTATCCCCCCGGGAGGGGCACCACCCCGGTATGGACCACCGATCCGCGTACTCAACCCCAACGGGGTAGCGCGACGCTCTATCTCCCACAACGCCACCCTCAACTCCTCCGGGGTTATGACACCCTTGAACGCTTGACGGCTCACTGCCTCTATGGCCTTCAAAACGTCTTCTGGCACAGACATGCCACCGCTAGACCGGTACAGCGCAGGGTCCCCCATTCCTCTACGCTGGATTCCCTCTTGCGGTATCCATTGCTTGCGCTGGAGCGCCTCGGCCTGCTGGCGCGCCGTCCTCTCAAACTGCTGTGCCTGTCCCGCCCTATGCTGTGTTATCCGCTCTGGATGAGCCAAACGACCCGTTGCACCACCATACGTCGTCAACGCCACCAACGTCATCAACACCAGATTACGAATATCGTCTGCCTGCTTCTTGCGCCCCTCGGCCTTCTCACGGGTCTGTATGCCACGCCCCGACTTGACGTACTCCCCCGACTGGAAAGCCTCCAACAGTAGGCGATCCATTTCAGACTCCGGGTTGCGATCCTCGTAAGCCATCTAATCGAACAACGACTGTAACGTCCGACCCAAACCCCAAACCGTAAAGGCTATAAACGCGAACATCACCGTCAACAGCAGG